CGCAGCCGCAGGCGCCGCGCACGCAGTACTTTGAGATGCACGGCAATCGCGGGGTCTATTCCAACTGCTGGTGGGCCGGCGCGCGCCATCACACGCCGTGGTTGCTGCACGAAGAGAACAAGCCGTTCAGCGCCGATACCTGGGAGCTGTACAACCTCGACAAGGACTTTACGCAGGCGGATGATTTGGCCGCGCAGCACCCGGACAAACTGAAGGACATGCAGGCGCTGTTTGAAGTCGAGGCAAAGCGGAACAAGGCCATGCCGCTGCCCGCGATGATGACCATCGGATAACGCTGACGCATCAGCGATTTGGACTCCTCCACCGAACTCACGAAACGCGTCATAGGGATCGGCGGCCGTGAGGGCGACGGGCAGCCAGCGGCCACTCAGCCAAACCAGCCCCCCTCCAAAGCCAACAACCGAGGTTCGAGGCTCAGCCCATCGTGGCGGCCAACGGCGGAGGAGGACGCTTACGGCCGATCGTTGGGCATCCCCGACGCCGCTATGAGCCGCGAGGCCGAGCGGTTCCGCGATTACTGGATCGCCAAGCCCGGCAAGGACGGGGTGAAGCTCGATTGGGCCGCTACCTGGCGGAACTGGATGCGCCGATTTGCCGACGAAAAGGGCTTCGCCGCCGCTGCGACGCCGATCGGCAGGGCAGCCGCCGATCCCGAGACGTGGAACGCTCGTCTCGGCATGGCCAGAGGCAGCCGGCAATGGAGCCGGCAGGCGTGGGGGCCGATGCCGGGCGAGACGGGTTGCGCTGTCCCCGCATCGCTGCTCCGGTCCGGCGATGGTGAGGGATGGGTTGACCGGCCGGCGAGCGCCGCGAGGGCCGCCTGATGCGTCCCGCCACCCTCGCCGCTGCCAAGGCCTTGCTGGCATCGGTCGAGTTCGACGATCGCGGCATAGCTGGCAAGGGCGGCCATGGCGGTCTGATCTCTCCCGAGACGATCAGGGCCGCCGCTGAACTCAGGATCGCGCTCGACGCAGAGGCGGCAGCGCAGCGACAGGAGCACGAGCAGGGATGAGCAGGACGAAGCACGAGCGCAAGGTCGCACGGCGGACACAGGCGGCGAACCGGAAGCCCGACCTGCCGCGGGCGCCCTCTGGCGCCTTGTCGCGCTCGGCGTTCCGTTATGAGCGCGAGGCAGAACTGACCAAGGCAGAGCAGACGGAGAACATGGCAGTGGTGGTCCAGGCACGTGTGAGAACCGGTAAGGCATCGATTGCGGCCGCGGCGGCGAGCGTGGAGGCCGGTTCGTCGATCGGGCGGCTCCTGATGGCCGGGAAGATCGGAAGGCGGCTGTACGAGGCCGGCACGCGATTTGGCGAGGATGTATATCGCTGGCATCGGCTCATCGGCCTGCCGCACCCATCGCCACGGGCCATCAACTACGCTCGCGTCGGCGGCGAAGCGGCCTGTGCCTCGCGTGACGAGGTTCGCGAGGCCGAGACTCGGTACATGGCGATCTATCGTGCCATTGCCATGACGGGCAGCAACCATGCGCAGGTCCGCGTCACGCTCTGGAACTGTGTCGTCGAGGACTTCGACGCGGCCAACTGGAACGAGTACACGGTCGGGCTCCTGCGCCGCGGACTGGTGGCATTGGCCGATCTGTATGGACTGCCTGCGGATGGCGCGTTCGACAGTCTTGACAACCTGCGCAGGCGTAGCGCATAGCTAACCATGGTGGTGATTTGCGCACACGGTGCTCCCACTGCTCACAGACAAGCCCGATGGGCGACGATGTTCGGCGGACGCGCCGAAACTCCAGCCGCAGTTCGCCTGCGAACTGTGACAGAGGCGATTGCAAGCGCGCTGTTGCGGCAAGGAAGCGATGGCGGGATAACTGGCGCGGCCGCGGCGTGAAGGCGGCTACTATCTGCCCGATGGGCGCCGAAATCGACGCGGCGGCACGTTCCGACGTGCTGAGGCAAAATACGGCAATGGGCCTGCATGTCGGCGGCTTCGTGGCAGAACCTCTGCGGCCTACCCGTTGAGCCAAGAACCTGACGTAGCGTTCACTGCCAAGGCGTCTAGGCGCCGCGTCGATCCTCATAAGCCGGCAAGAGAGGCCGGCGCCGAATCAAGTCCGGCAATCATGGAACCAGCTTCCATGATTAGCTTCCAAGGTTAACCCGAGGCAGCCTGTCGCGGGCTGAGAAGGCCGGGAATGCTCGGCCGTTCCTCGGGGCACAGTTCGACGCGGCGGTGAGCGGACCCGAGCAGTAGTCCGTCAGCGAGAGGCGGATGCGCGCCCAGAAACCAAGTCGCATCTAGGCGGGGTAGTAACCCGCTGCTGCAAGCCGGTATCAAGGCCGGCCCGCGTCGAAGCTAAACCGCAGTAAACTCGGTAAACCCACCGCGCCCCGTGGCGGGGATCCCAGCGCGCACGCCACCTCGTGCTGGGCTAGTTGGGGCAACGAGCGGCACAAGAGCTTGCCGACCGCCAGCAATGGCGCCGACTAGGCCCGCGGGACTTGAAGCGCGATCCGCTCCCATGCAACCATGACGACATGGGGGAGCGAACAATCTACGACGTCGGGTTCCACACGGGGCAGGACAGCGCCTATTACTTGGCGCGCGGCTTCCGGGTGGTGGCCATCGAGGCTAACCCGGCCCTTGTCGAGGAAGGCCAAGCAAAGTTCGCCCGCGAGATCGCCAACGGGCGTCTCACGCTGCTCAACATCGGCATCGCCGAGGCGCCGGGCCGGCTCACATTTTTCGTGAACCCGGACAAGACGGAGTTCTCGAGCTTCCGCCCCGACATCGCGGCCCGCGATACGGATCGGCTGCAAGAGATCGTCGTCCAGACGGACACTTTCGCCAGCATCATCCGACGCCACGGCCGGCCCTACTACGCCAAGATCGACATAGAGGGCTTCGACCGTGTCGCCGTTGCCTCGCTGAGATCTCTCTGGTGGTGGCAGAGGCCGCGATACATCTCGATCGAGAACGGCCAGCCCGCCGATCTGGAGACCATAAGGCGGCTCGGCTACAAGCGGTTCTCTCGCGTCAATCAGGCAGAGGTGCCGACGGCAACGATCCCGGCCGGAAGCCGGGAAGGCGCCATGATCGAATGGACGTTCCCCTACAGCGCATCCGGGCTGTTCGGCGAGGATCTGGCCTGGTCAACCTACGATGAAGTGACGGCCGCATCGGCGGCTTACTGGTCCGGGCCGCATCACGATCCGGTCGCCAATGGATGGTTCGACGTTCACGCCGCGCGGTGACAGGCGGCCCACAAAGGCCGCAGGGTGACCGATGCCAGTTCTCAAAAATCAGCGACACGAAGCGTTCGCTCAAGCGCTTGCCAAAGGCGCCACAGCCGATGAAGCCTACGCGACGGCCGGGTATAGGCCGGATCGGGGCAACGCATCGCGTCTTACAGCAAATGACAGCGTTCGGTCCCGCGTGGACGAAATCCAAGGGAAGGCCGCAGCGAAGGTCGGGGTATCCATAGAGAGGGTGCTGGACGAGTTGGCGAGGATCGGCTTCGCCAACATGGCCGACTATATGAAGGCTGGTTCGGATGGCGACCCCTACCTCGATTTCTCCGAGCTGACCCGTGACCAAGCTGCAGCACTCGTCGAGGTCACGGTCGAGGATTTCAAGGACGGCCGCGGCGAAGATGCGCGCGATGTCCGCAGAGTGAAGTTCAAGCTCGGCGATAAGATTTCGGCGCTCGAAAAGATCGGCAAGCATCTCGGCATGTTCAAGGATCGGGTCGAGCACACAGGCGTTAACGGCGGCCCTATCGAGGTGGCGAGGATTGAGCGCGTCATCGTCCGCCCTTCAAATAGCGACGCCTGAGGTCTTCGAGCCGCTACTCGCGCCGGCGCGCTACAAAGGGGTTCACGGGGGGCGAGGCTCGGGCAAGAGCCACTTCTTCGCCGAGAGCATGATCGAGGCCGGCCTGATGCGTCCAGGTCTCCGTGCCGTCTGCATCCGCGAGGTGCAGAAGTCGCTGGAGCAGTCGGTCAAGCGCCTCCTTGAGGACAAGATCACATCGCTCGGCGTCGGCTCGTTGTTCGAGATACTGGAGCGTGAGATCAGGACGCCGGGCGGCGGGCTGATCATCTTCCAGGGCATGAAGAACCACACGGCAGAGAGCATCAAGTCGCTGGAGGGCTACCACATCGCGTGGGTGGAGGAAGCGCAATCGCTCAGCCAGCGCAGCCTCGACCTTCTCCGGCCGACAATCCGCGAGCCAGGATCTGAACTCTGGTTCAGTTGGAACCCGCGCAAGGACACCGATCCGGTCGACCGGCTGCTGCGCGGCAAAGACAAGGCGCCCGGGTCGATCGTCATCGAGGCGAACTGGCAGGATAACCCATGGTTCCCGGACGTCCTCCGCGAGGAGATGGCATGGGATCGTCGCCGCGACCCGGACAAGTATGCTCATATCTGGGCTGGTGGATACGAGCGCAACAGCGAAGCGCGAGTGTTCAAGAACTGGCGCATCGAGGAGTTCGATACGCCGATTGGTGCTCGGTTCTATCATGGGGCCGATTGGGGATTTTCGGTCGACCCGACCGTGCTGGTGCGGTGCTTCATTGAAGGCCGCACGCTCTTCGTGGACCGTGAGGTCTATAAGGTCGGTTGCGAGATCGACCACACCCCGGCGCTGTTCGACCGGCTAGTGGAAGAGGATCCGGGCGCGGCGCGGGGATGGCCAATCGTGGCGGACAGTTCGAACCCGCAATCGATCAGTTTCTTGAGCCGGCACGGCTACTCGCGCATCAAGCCCTCGGTCAAGGGCGCGAATTCGGTTCGCGAGGGTGTGGAGTTCCTTCGGTCGTTCGACATCGTCGTGCACCCGCGATGCCGGCACACGATCGACGAGCTCACGCTCTACTCGTTCAAGATCGACCCGCTGACCGGTGAGGTGCTGCCGGTCCTTGAAGACAAGAAGAACCACGTCATCGACGCGCTCCGCTATGCAGTGGAGGCGCTTCGGAATGGACTAAGCACGTCAACCTGGACGAGGGCTTTCGCCGATGGCTAGTGCCTATATCGAATATGCCGTCGCGGCGCTGCCGGCGCCCGCCGGGCTTTCGTCAGGGGCAGGGTCCAGCGTGCACGGCAAGTGCGCCGCGAGCGAGGTGCTGACCATCTCCGGCACGCAGGCGGATGGCACCGTGGCCGGGGCAGCCGGCAAGACCTACGCCCGGATCACCACTGACACGGCGTGTTGGGTCGCGATCGGTTCGGCTCCCGACACGACGGCAACGGTCGCCACGGCCACGAGCAACGCCAGGCGGGTGATGCTGGCCGTCACATCGATCGACGTCGCGCTCGGTACCGGGCAGAAGGTCTCGGTCAAGGCCCTGTCGTGACCGTTCATATCGACAAGCCGCGCGTCCGGGTCGCGGCGCGCTCGCAGACGATGGACAGTTTCCAGAACGTCGCGGCGCGCCTCGGCATCGGAACCGACACCGTCGCGTCCGGGGCGAGCTACACGCTCAACCCGATCACGCGGCAGCGGTCGCAGCTCGAGTGGATGTATCGCGGCTCCTGGCTGGTCGGCCAGGCCGTCGACAGTGTCGCGGAGGACATGACTCGGGCCGGCGTGGACTTCACGTCGGCGATCCCGCCCGATGATCTCGCGACGCTGCAGGGCGGCATCGACCGCCGCGGCATCTGGTCCGCGATCGAGGAACTGATCAAGTGGGGCCGCCTCTATGGCGGCGCCATCGCGGTGCATATGGTCGACGGCCAGGACCTGGCAACGCCATTGCTGCCGGACCGGACCGCAAAGGGCCAGTACAAGGGGCTGTTCACGCTCGACCGATGGAACGTGATCCCGTCCTTCGAAGACCTGGTGCAGGATCCGGGGCCGGACACAGGCAAGCCGCGCTTCTATGACGTGATGGTCTCGGCGCCGGCCTTCCGGGGGCAGCGCATCCACCATAGCCGGGTTATTCGCTACGAGGGCATCAGCCTGCCGTACTGGCAGCGTGTGGCCGAATATGGCTGGGGCCTATCGATTGTCGAGCGGCTCTATGACCGGCTCGTTGCATTCGACAGCACGACGCAGGGCGCGGCGCAACTCGTCTACAAGGCGCATCTCAGGACGGTGAAGGTCGACAAGCTCCGCGACATCCTGGCCGAGGGAGGCCCGGCCGAGGCCGCGCTGGTCAAGATGTTCCAGATGATCCGGCAGATGCAGTCGAACGAGGGGCTGACCCTCATCGACGGCGCCGACGAATTCGAGACGCACAGCTACACGTTCGCCGGCATGTCGGACGTGCTGTTGCAGTTCGCTCAACAGCTATCCGGCGCGCTGCAAATCCCGCTGGTGCGGCTGTTCGGGCAGTCGCCGGCCGGGCTCAACGCGACGGGCGAGAGCGACATCCGCTTCTACTACGACACGATCCAGGCGCAGCAGGAGAGCCGCCTGCGGCCCGGCTTCGCCACGGTCGTCGACCAGTCCTATCGTTCCGAGTTCGGTCGGCCTCCGCCGGATGATCTCAGCTTCACCTTCAACCCGCTCTGGCAGATGTCGGAGACGGAGAAGGCGACGATTGCGGTTGGTGTGACGAATGCGGTGACGCAGGCCTTCGAGGCCGGGATCGTCGATCAGCCGACGGCGATGCGGGAACTGCGGCAGTCGGCCGACGTGACCGGCATCTGGTCGAATATCGACGACGAGGCGATCCTGGCCGCCGAGAACGAGCCGCCGGCGCCGGGGGAGACCGATGAACCTGATCCTGCGGCCGCTGAGCCTGACGACGGACGAGAGCGCGCACAGCAGGAAGCGCTCGCCGCGCTCGGAGTGGACGCGGGCGCGGAAGGCTGAAGCCGGCTACGCGAGGCAGTTGCGCAAGATCGCGCGCTTCATTGCGGCCATCGTCGCCGCGTTCCGGCCCGATGATCCCATGGGCGCGGCCAAGGTCGCCGAGGCGCTCGACCGCTATGCCGGCACGATCCAGCATTGGGCCGAGTCTGCCGGCCGGATCATGGTCGCCGAGGTCGAGCGCCGCGATCGAACGACATGGGCCGAGAATTCGCGGGAGATGGGCCGCCTGCTGAGGCAGGAGATCGCCGAGGCGCCGACGGGCCGCGTGATGCGGGAAGCGCTGGACAGGCAGGTAGGCCTGATCACGAGCCTGCCGCGTGAGGCGGCCGAGCGAGTGCGCAGCCTGGCGAACGAAGCGATCGTCAAGGGCACGAGGGCCGACCTTCTCGCCGCCGAGATCATGCGGACCGGCGAGGTGACGAAGGCTCGGGCGAATACGATCGCCCGCACCGAAACGAGCCGCACCGCGACGGAACTGACGAAGGCGAGGGCGGAGAGCATCGGCAGCACACATTTCATCTGGCACACGGCGGGGGACAGCGATGTCCGGGAGAGCCATCGCAAGCTGAACGGGCGGACGTTCCGATGGGATGAGCCGCCGGAGACCGACCCCGGCTATCACGCACTGCCGGGGGGCATCTTCAACTGCCGATGCTGGGCGGAGCCGGTCATCCCGGAGGGAGACTAGTCGGCGATGCCGAAGCGCTTCTTCACCTGCTGCATCTCGACGGCCCACATGAAGGCGCAGACATCGCCGAGGTCAGGGTTCTCGTTGGAATACTCGCCGCAGCGCACCATGAACGTGCGCAGCTCGGGCCGGCATAGCTCATAGACGTCCTGCGAGCGGTCCTCGCGAAGACGGGCGTTGACGCAGGAGATGTAGACGGTCTGAGCCGCTTCGGCGACGCCGCGGCTGTCATAGGCATGGGCCGGCGCCAACGAGCCGATGAAGTAGAACATGACGAGCATCGCCGCGATCAAGGCGAGGCGCACGAGGCGCGGCGCCAGGATGGCCATCAGGATCAGGAACAGCAGGGCGGGGATCAATCCGGGCCTCCGATCTTCCGTCCATTGAGGATCGTCGCCGCCTCGGGCTCGATAGCCAGGGCAGCTTCAGCAATCGCCACAGGGTCAGGCGCACCGTCGGCAATCGCCTCGAGCGCATCGAAATAGGTTCTCAGCAACTCGGCGGCCTCGGCCTCTGTCGTCTCGGCGGGGATGGCGGCGGCTATCCCTGCGATGCGGGACAGGAAATCGGCGTCCATTCCGCCGACGGAAACGCCGTCATTCATCGCCTCGGCCGACGCCTTGGCGAGTTCGTTCAGGTCATCGATCAGATCGGCAATTTCGACGGTGCGGCGCATCGATCGATCCCTATCACGTGTCTCAAAAAGGAGCCAGCGATGGTGCTTCCCGCTTATGTCCGGAAGGGCAAGAGTTCCGCCGCCCGCGGCGACTTCGGCGATCTCGTCACGGTCGGCAACGCCACCATCGGCGGGTCGATCATCCAGACCGCGGCGAGCGCCATCACGGCTTACTCCGGCGGCGGCAAGACGAATGCCGTGCTGCTGACGGCGGCGATCAACCATGTCACCGCGGTCGCCAATGCGGCCGACAGTGTGAAGCTGCCCCCGGCAGTCGTCGGCGCCAGCATCATCGTGGTCAACGGCGACGCCTCGAATTCCATGCAGGTGTTCGGATCGGGCACCGACACGATCAACGATGTCGCGACCGGAACGGGCGTCGCGCAGGCGGCCGGCAAGTCCGCAATCTACTCCTGCCCCGTGGCCGGCAAGTGGTACCGGAACCTCTCCGCATGATGCTGCTCGACCGCGAGCCGGTGCTGGTCGATGCCCAGATCGGCCGCACGCGCTTCGTCACGCCCGAGGGCTTCCTCTACTGCGAGGGGGTGCGCATCGCCCGGACGGGATCGATGCTCTATCGCCCGGACGAAGTGCCGGACATCGCGCCGGCGACCGGCATGGTGGTGATCGAGCGCGGCCCGGATGTGCTGTTCGCACCCGAGACGATCGCTAGCTTCAACGGCAAGCCGGTGACCAACGGGCACCCGACGGCGCTCGTCTCGCCGGTGACGTGGAAGCAGGCTGCGGCCGGCACGGTCATGAACACGCGCCGCGGCGAGGGTGCCGAGAGCGAATACCTGCTCGCCGATCTGCTCGTCACCGACGCGGATGCAATCTCGAATGTGCTGGCCGGCAAGCGCGAGGTGTCCTGCGGCTATGACGCGCCGCGGGAACAGGTGAAGCCCGGCCTTGGCCGTCAGACGAAGATGTTCGGCAACCATGTCGCCCTGGTTGATCGCGGCCGGGCCGGCTCGGCCTGCGCAATCCAGGACAGTGAACCAGAGAAGGAGCCTGAGATGGCTGTTGTGAAGAGGTCCGCATGGGACCGTCTGCGGACGGCCTTCAAGGCGAAGGATGAAGCCGCTTTCGAGGAAGAGATCGCGGCCGCACAGGGCGAGCCGGACGGAGACGAGCCGCAGCGCGTCGTGATCGAGGTTCAGACCAAGCCGTCCGATCCGCCCGTCGCCGATGAAGGCGAGGCCGAAACCAAGGCCGAGCCCGAGGCGCCCGCATGGGCGGCGGCGATCGGCGGCAAGCTCGACGCCGTGATCGAGGCGCTGGGCAAGCTGGCACCGAAGACGGCGGACGAAGAGCCGGCGAAGGAAGAGCCGCCGAAGGAGGACGATGAGCCGAAGTTCCCGGCGATGGACGCAGCGGCCGAACAGGACGTGCGTTCCAAGGCCGAGATCCTGTCGCCCGGTATCCAGATCGCGACATTCGACGCCGCGGCCGACCCGGCCAAGCGCGGCGAGGCCATGCACGGGCTGCGCATCCGTGCGCTGACGGCGGCCCTCGCCGATCCGAAGCGCAAGGTTCATGTCGAACAGGCGCTCGCCGGCGGCAGTGCAGACTTCACCAAGATGACCTTCGACAGCGCTGCGGTGCTGTTCAACGCCGCCTCGGCGCTCGCCCGCGCCGCCGCGACCCGCCCGGCCAACATCGACCACCGCACCTTCCCGCAGGGGCCGATGACGACCGAAAAGCTGGCCGAGCTGCACAAGCAGCGCCGCGCCGGCTGATCCCATCCACCATCGCACCAGAGCAAGGGGAATTCCCATGGTTGCTTTCACCACCCGGGCGCCCGCGGGCTTCCCCGGCAGCGTGTCTCGTTCCGACAGCCTGACGATCGAGCAGGAGGTCATCGATTCCGGCACGCCGCCGACGGCCTATGGCCAGGCGGTCAAGATCGTCTCCGGCAAGCTTCGCCCGCTCGCCTCCGGCGATGCCGGCACCGTCGCGAAAGGCTGGCTTGTCCGTCCGTACCCGGCGCAGTCGTCGACCAACGCCCTCGGCGCGGCCACGCCGCCCACCTCCGGTATCGGCGAGCGCATGCGCCGCGGCTTCATGACCGTCCTCCTGAAGGACGGCACCGCGGCCAAGGACGGCCAGGTCTACGTCGTGACCACGGCGGGCGGCTCCTGGGTCGTCGGCGATATCGTCACCTCGGCCTCGCCGACCGGCGGCGGCACCGGCGTCGCAATCACCGACACCGTCTTCACCGGCCCGGCCGACGCCGGCGGCATCGTCGAGATCGCCTACAAGATCTGATCCACTCCCGACGGCGCGCCCGTCCTACGATGGAGCTTTCCATGTCCTTCCATTCTCGCGCCTTCGTGGGTTCGACGGCGCTCGTTCCTCCCGTCGCCTCGCTGGCCAACTACACCCGCGACGCCTTCGCCACCTTCGATCAGGCGACGCTCGACAGCGCGGGCGCCTTCCTGATCGGCGAGCTCGAGCGGCTGGATCCGATGATCCACGAGCCGCTGATCGCAACGACCTGGTCGCGCGACATCGACCTCCGCACCGACGTGCAGATGGGCGACACGTCGTCCAGCTACACGATCTCCAGCTTCGGCGCGACCGGCGGCGCTGCCCCGGCTGGCATCGCCTGGGCCGGCGCAGAGACCACGACCCTGCCGCGTATCCAGCTCGATATCGGCAAGATCGTCTCGCCGCTCAACATCTGGTCGATGGAGGTGGCGTATACGGTCGTCGAACTGCAGTCGGCGCAGCTCACCGGCCGCCCGATCGATGTCCAGATGCTCGCGGCGCTGAACCGCAAGCACCAGATGGACTCCGACCAGGTCTGCTACATCGGCGACGCCGCGATCGGCACCACCGGCCTGCTCAACAGCGCGGCGGTCACGAATGTGACCAACGTCGCGAACGGCATTGCAGGCACGCCGCAGTGGATCACCAAGACGCCGGACGAAATCCGCAACGATGTCAACGAACTGCTGACCTCGGTCTGGGCCGCAACCGGCTACTCGACCCCGCCGACCAAGATCGGCCTCTCGCCGATTGCCTTCGGCTACATCTCGACCACGATCGCGTCGAGCGCCGCGAACACCACGATCCTGACCTTCCTGAAGGAGAACAACATCCTGACGGCGGAGAAGGGCATCCCGCTCGATTTCGTGCCGATCAAGTGGCTCGCCGCCGCCAATCTGCCCGGCGCCACCTATGACCGCATGATCGCCTACAGCCAGCGGCCGGAGTTCGTGCGGTACCCCATGGTGCCGCTGCAGCCCGTCGCGCCGCAGTATGCCGGCATCTGGGTCAAGGTGCCCTACTACGGCAAGCTCGGCGTCGTCGAGACCGTCTATCCCGAGACGATCGGCTATCGCGACGGTATCGCCTGATGCGGTTCGCGGTCGCGAAGCCGTTCAAACTCCTGCTCGCCGCCAACCGGAGCGTGGCCTTCGCTGCCGGTGAGCAGGACATCCCGGACGACCTGGCCGATCACTGGTATGTCCGGCTCAACGCGACGCCGCTTCCCGAGCCCGAGCCCGAGCCCGAGCCGGAGAGCGATCCGGCCGGCGCAGACACCGACGAGCCGGACGGCGGCGAACAGCAGGACGATGAGCCCGCGCCGGCCGCCGAACCCGAGCCTTGACCGTGGCCGGCGGGGCCGATCTGCACATCCACACGACCCATTCGGACGGGGCCTG